GGCGACCGAAACAGCGGCTACCGAAACAGCGGCTACCAAAACAGCGGCGACCTAAACAGCGGCGACCTAAACAGCGGCTACCGAAACAGCGGCGTTTTTTGCAATAGAAAAAGAGGCGATAAAATATTTTTCTTTAATAAAGAATCTTCTTTTACTTGGAGGGATTGGTACAGACATAAGGTATATCGTATTGTTCAGGATTTATTTGTTTTAACTGACTGGATCGATTGGAACGATATGTCCGACGAAGAAAAAGAAAATAATCCAGATGCTTATGTTAATCACGGCTATTTGCGTGTTTATACTTATAAAGAAGCGTGGGCTAATCTTTGGTCGGAGCTTACAGATGATCAAAAGGAATTGTTTAAAACGTTGCCTAACTTCGATGCGGATATATTTAGGGATATTACGGGCATAGCAATATAATTTCAATGTTTAATTATATAGTGTCTTAATTTACGGTTAAGGCACTATATTTGTTATATAAATTATTTACATATAAAAAGCTTTAATATGGAATATGAGCATAAAAGGAAAAGAGGTCGCCAACCTAAATTATGTAAACGGACACGCGCACAATACGATAGAGATGTATTGTTTTGTTCTAATCTTTTTTTGCGTGGATATACATATAGGGAGATTGCAGAAGAATTGAACAAAGTAAATGCGGAGAATGGCTCTAATTATACAATAACCGCACAAGCAATATTTATCGATATTAAAAATTTGCTTATAGATTGGAAACGTGAGCGAATGGATAATATAGATGATTATATAACGCAAGAATTACGCAAGCTTGATAAAATAGAAGTTGAATTATGGTGCGCGTGGGAAAAATCAAAAAAGGAAAAAAGTAAAAGTAAAATGCGCAAATTAAGCGGGCGAAATGATAAAGTGTATTGTACGAATGTTGAAGAAGCAACAGAGACGACACCGGGCAATCCTAAATTTTTAGATTTGCTTTTAAATGTTCAGCAACGACGCGCAAAAATGTTAGGCTTTGATGCGCCGATAAAAATAGATATTCCAAATGGTAATAGAAATGAAGATCTTCCACAATATGATATAAAATCTATTCCGGACGATTTATTATTTTCGGTTGTGGATAAATTACAAGATAATTTAAAACGCGAGTAGCAAAAACACATATAGTGTATATTTACAATATAGCGATGAAGAAAACAAGTAAAACAAACGAAATACAACATTATTGCGGCGATTGTGGACATGGTATTTGGTTTTATGATTTTCAAAATTTAGATTTTGAAAAAAAACCTATTTGTTGCCGTTGTAAATATTCTACCTATGATAATGTGAGAAGTAAATTTGCGTGTCAATTTTGGATTCCAAAGAAACCCGGCGAATTAAAAATAATCTCTAAGAAATATTAGATATGGACAATAAAGAATTATTAAAGATATACGCAGCACTTAAAAATAATCCTAATATATTGGTGGAAGAGGCAGCGAGAAAAAGATTAATCAATTTTGCAAGGTATATGCAAGATGATTTATCGTTAATGCCGTTTCACATTGTCTATTATACTTTGTTAGATAAATTCGCACACGGGGAAATAAAAAAGATGATTGTACAAATGCCGCCGCAACATGGTAAATCAGAGGGTTCAAGCCGTAAATTGCCGGCTTTTATGCTGGGATTAAATCCCGATTTAAAAATTTGTATCGGATCGTATGCCGCTACCATTGCCCGAGATTTCAATAGAGATGTCCAAAGAATAATAGATACACCGCGTTATCATAAAATCTTTCCAAATACGTATTTAAATGGTTCAAACGTGGTAACAATGGCAAATACCTATTTGCGAAATTCTGACGTTATAGAAATAGTAGGGAAAAAAGGTAGTTTGCGTGTTGTTGGGCGTGGAGGTTCTTTAACATCGAAAACAGTAGATGTATCTATATTGGACGATGTTTATAAGGATTATGCAGAGGGAAATAGCCCAGTTGTTCGCAATGCGGCTTGGAAATGGTACACAACAGTAGTAAGAACTCGATTGCATAATAATTCGCAAGAATTAATAGTGTTCACCCGCTGGCATGAAGATGACTTGATCGGGAGAATAGAGAAAAGCGGAGAAAAAATCATTGATATAAAAACATGGAACGATATAACAGATATTCCCGCTGGGGCATGGGTTAGAATAAATTTTGAGGGGTTAAAAAGTGGCGACCCGACAGAAATAGACCCGCGAAAATGTGGTGTAGCATTATGGGAGAACAGACATAGCCGCGAGAAATTAGAGGGGCAAAAAGCATTAGACCCGGTACAATTTCAATGTCTGTATCAAGGAAACCCGGGTAATGCCGAGGGGCGTTTATATCAACACGCTTTTAAAACATGGATAGAAAAAGATGATTGGGGGCAATATGTGCGTTCCGGAAATTATACAGACGTAGCCGATGAGGGCGACGATTATACTTTTTCGGTATGTTATGATGTATATAAAAGCAATAACGAAGTCTTTAATGAAAAGACGAAACGATTTGAGCCGATATTATATGCGTTAGTTACGGATATGGAGATGACACAAGAAAATTTAGATGTTACAACCGTAACTATACCGGCAATGATAAATAGAAATGGCACACAAAAAGCATGGATAGAGAGTAATAACGGCGGTTCGAGCTTTGAAAAGGTTATAACTAAAAAAGTGCGTGCGATAACTGTACCCTTTTATCAAAAAGGGAATAAAGAGAGCCGTATAATAACATCTTCGGCAATGGTTAATTCTCAAATAATAATGCCGTTTAATTGGGAGAATAGGTATAAAGATATATATAATCATATAACCACATTTTTGCGTGATTTTTCGGCAAATACGCATGATGACCCGGAAGACGCTTTAACGGGTGTGTATGAAAAAGAGCTATCAGACGGTAATATATATCCGTATAGTCAAGCAACAAGAGGGGTAAAGCGTCGTAATTAATAAAATAATTGGAATTACAAAATGTTTTTCGATTTATTTTATATCTTTGCAGATGAGGGGATAAGGGTAGCCCTATAAATAACAGTATTTATAACCATTAAAATTTTGAGATTATGATTTGTAAATGTCCTGCGGAATCCACATTACCAGTTATTCCGGCAATTTCCTGCCCCGAATCATTTGGGCAAATTCAAAAAGTAGCGTTTCAGCGTCTATACAAAGACGATAATACCAAAAACTTTTTCGACAGTGCAGCAGAACCGGCAAAGGATATAAAAGCGTTGGCTTCATGGACTACGTTTTTAACGGCAAGCGATAGCACAAAAATAGTTCTTTCTCCCTACATTCAAGCCCCGACAGCAGAGGCGGGAGCGGCACGAACGTTTGGCGGTGGAAATGAAACATTGGGCGGCGTTGAAGAAATTATAGGTCGAGAAGCAACGACTTTTACCGGAGTGATACGGAAAGCTCCGCAATCAGTAATTAAGTTGTTGAAACAATTACAGTGCGAAAGTTGGGGTGATAACTTGGGTATATATCTTTTTGATGAAAACGGAGCTATCGGGGCAATTCAAGACGAAAGTACCGCTACAAAATATTATCCTATTCCTATTCGGTCGTTCTTTGTTGGTGATAAAACGTTGGGCGGTTTGGAAGCTCCGGACAGCAACGCTATACAATGGTCGTTTTTGCCGAATTGGTCGGACGACTTAGTTATTATTTCGCCCGAATTTAATCCGCTTACCGATTTGCGAACGGCTTAATATTATGAGTAAAATTACAATGGTTACATTATGTTGCCCAGCGCATAATATAACACAAGATTTTGAAATAAGCCATGCCGAAAGATTGTTGAGATTGCCCAATAATGGCGGCTGGCAGTTACCCGAGAAAACAAGTTTTGAATTTGATAAGGAAAATGGGCTTAGATATAAGAAATATAAGAAACCAAATAGCAGAACCGAAGAAACGGACTGTGATAAATAGGGCTATTTTGCACCAAAACCGCATAAAGTTTCATGCGCAAACGATATTAACGCCCTATATCTATCAGCCAACAACGGATTTTTTAGCATTTGTTTCTAATCTTATCCCACACGACAAATTTAAGATCTTTAAAACATTGTTCCGTTACCCCGTTAAAACAAACGAGGTAACGGGCATTTGTTTTGATAAGTTAAGCCGTATATTTGACGGAAGAAACCCCGCTTTTAATTATCAATTTCAAAATACGGAGCAACGGGACGATTGGGAGTATTACCGGCTAAACGTATTAAAAGAGCCGACAATATGGAGCACAAAAGGGTGGGATTTTTTTAAAACGGAAATAAACAGCGTTTTAATTGTAGATCTACCAACGGAACAAAAAGATAAATACCCTATGCCATATTTCTATTGGTTGCCAATAGAGAGTGTTATAACTTTTGAGGCAGATAGTATGACGGGCGTTATGGAGTATATTATCTTTCGTCAAGATGATAAACGTATTGCGGTTATAGATGATGAGCGATATAGAATTTTCAGAGAAGAAAAGGGAAATATCGGCGAGTTGTTGATTGATAATCCGCATAACTTGGGCTATTGCCCGGCACGATTCTTTTGGAACGAGCCAATAAATTTAAAAGAACCCGATATAAAAGCATCGCCACTGACAAAAGAGTTAGAATGTTTGGATTGGTATTTATTTTACCATATATCCAAAAGACATTTGGACTTGTACGGAGCTTATCCTATATATTCCGGATATGAACAAAGTTGCGATTTTAGTAACGGGGAAAATGGTGATTATTGCGACGGTGGATTTTTAAAAGACAAACAAGGCTTTTATAAATTCGATGCTTCGGGCATCTTAATGCGTTGCCCCAAATGTGGAGATAAACGTATTGCCGGCGTTGGATCATTTGTTGAAATACCTATACCCGACGGCGATAAACAACCCGATTTAAGAAACCCCGTTCAAATATTAACGGTCGATAAAAGTAGCCTTGACTACAATGTTAGTGAAGAAGAACGCCTACGAACGGATATAATTACCGCGATTGTTGGTACAAATGAGGAAATAACCACGAGGGACGCATTAAACGAGCAACAAATAAGGGCTAATTTTGAAAGCCAAAGCACAATATTAAATCGAGTAAAAAAAGGTTTTGAGGAAGCACAACAATTTGTAGATGAAACTGTTTGCCGGTTGAGATATGGCAATATGTTTGTGTCTGCAAAAGTAAATTTGGGTACTGAATTTTATTTGTATGATATAAATACATTGAGAAATAGGTATAAAGTTGCGAAAGAAAGCGGCGCGAGTGAAGCCGAATTAGATGCTTTGCAAAATCAAATACTCGAAACCGAATACAGAAACAACCCTACTCAATTACAAAGAATGCTTATATTGGCAGAATTAGAGCCGTATAGACATTTAAGCCGTAATGAGGTTATGAATTTGTATGATAAACAGCTAATAACAAGAGAAGAATTGTTTATAAAGTTGAATTTTGCAAATTTTGTTCGTAGATTTGAGCGGGAAAACACAAATATTTTGGAGTTTGGATCACAAATACCACTCACTAAAAAAGTAGAAATAATAACCAATAAATTTTTTGACTATGCAAGTGAAAACAGAAATTGAGGGAAAATTTAAAGATGTGAGCATTTTAAATGTTACCCCGGAAAACTTTATTGTTCCGAAAGGAGAAGAACATCTATACCATTGTCGTATTGAAATAAAAAAATTTGATCCGGAGAGTGGGGAAAGATTGTCAAAACCTCGAATGCAAGTTTTTGGAAAAAAAATATTTGAAACATTCGGATTGCATAATTTGCGCAAGCATGGTTATACGGTGGATATAATGCACGATCCTAATGAATGGATTAAAGAGACCAAAGAAAAGGCGGCAAAAATGGCAGAAGAAAAAGCCATAGAGGCCAAAGCCGCCGAAAGGGAGCAAATAAAGCAGGAAATTATAGAAGAATTAAAAATGGCCGGCATAATACCCGCCTCAACTGAAACAGCGGCTACCGAAACAACATCAGAAACAAAAAGAGGCCGGAAAAAAGCCTTAACCGAAACAACATCAGAAACAGAGAATCAAGACATAACAGAGTAAAACCTATAAAAATTAAAATTATGGCACAAATAGCACAACAAGACAATTTGTATATCCAAATAAGTGGCGCACTTGCAAATATGGACGCTGACACGAAACAGAAACTTATATCGTGCATTCAGACCGGCACAATTACCGATGTTATTGTTATATCTGTTGAGGCAGCAAATAAAACCAATTATGGCAAAGTTTTGGGTTATGAAGTTGATACAACGACGGCTAATGCCCCCAAATATACCATTGCGGTAATGGACGTTAATACCGGTATGGCGGAAAGTATAGAATTGAATTAAATCAAAGGGTAAGATTTATGTTAACAAGAGAAATTATCGTTGCAAATGCGGCTTTGGCTGGGTTGACAGATGAACAAATAACAGCCATTACAACGTTGTCGCAAAACGACGAAAACAGCGTTATAGCAAAAAAAACGGGTGAAATATACGGTGCATTAGATGCAGATATTTTAAGCGTTTCCGGGATTGCTAAAAATGGGACGGAAAAAACCTATGAATATGTAAAGCGCGTACTTTCAGAGATAAAAACGAAAGCGGAAAGCATAATCGGTTTGCAGTCTCAAATAGACAATCTGTCGAAAGAAAAAACACGTTTAGAAAAAGCTCTTGCCGACGGCGCAAACGATGCAGAGGCCGCAAAAGTATTAAAGCAAACAAAAGCCGATTTGACCAGTATTACCGCGCAATATAACGATCTTAATAACAGGTATCAAGAGGCGTTAACCAATCACGAAAAAGAGCTTTTTGGCGTACGGGTAGATAATGCTTTGCAAATAGCATCGGCGAATATGAAGTTTAAAGCCGGTTTGCCCGATAATGTTACGCGCGTTATTTTGCAGCAAGCAATGGAAAAAATAAAAGGTATGAATCCCGAAATGATTGATGACGGTAACGGCGGTAAAATTTTGGCATTTAAGGGCGATGACGGCGCGATATTGCGAAATCCTAATAACCAGTTAAACCCATTTAGTCCGGCGGAATTGTTGACAAAAGAATTGGAAATTATGGGTGTCTTGGATAAGGGACAATCACAACGCGGTAGCGGCACAACGCCTCCAAATGCTAATAACGGTAATACCGGTGGCTTGATTGACGTTTCGGGGGTAAAAACAAGAACCGAAGCATACGACGCAATAGCATCTAATCTTATGGCGCAAGGTTTAACCGTAGGATCAGAGCAATTTAGTGCCGCAATGACACAAGCATGGAAAGATAATAACATATCTTCTTTGCCGGAGAAATAAATTAACCGGGTAAAGGGTAAACCCGCATTAAATAACAATTAAAAAATACAATTATGAGTTTAGTAGCAACAAGACTTCAAAATTGGCGGATTGAAAACCCGGAATTTGACCGTAACATGACCCGCCCATGCGAGTATGGAGCATTAGATTTTTTTATTGAGCAAACTAATGCTGCAAGCTCTATTTTATCGCCCAAATTGCGCGAACGCGCTTTTGCGTCGATTGGTAATACCGTACAAATCCCCGTAATTACTTACGACGGAAATGTACAAGTTTCTAACGTTCGTACTTGTGTAATTGCAGATGACGAAAATACATCGGCACTTTATACGGTTGTGTGGGCTACCTATGCGATAGGCTTTACAATGGTTCCCGCCTCTTATATGAACAACGAAATATCCTATGAACATGACTTTTTCCGTAAAATGGAGAAAACTACTCGCGCGTTAGCTGACGCTTTGGACAAGGGCGCGGTTGCCATATTGGAAGCCAGTAAAACGCAAGTATTTAAGGACAAGCTAAACTATACGGTTGAGGGTAATGTTGTGGAAGTACCTACCCAAATGGCTACGGAAATTTTAGGAGATATTAATCCTATAATGCGCGCCAACTGTTACCCCGAATATATCCATATTATAGGAAATGCCGGTGTAGATAGCCTTATTAGAAAGCTCGCACAACATGGGGTATATAACGATGTTAACAAGAGAATGGAATACGATAACAAAGTATTGCATTATACTAATAATGTCGTGAACGAAGAAGGTAAAAACGGTACATTCTTTGCTGTTGCCGACGGAAATGTAGGAGTACTTACCCGTGTGGATAGAGAGGCTTTGCGCCGTACCCGTGCAAATTTCCATGAATGGGACGTAGTGCGTTTGCCTTATATTGACTTGCCCGTAGGATCTCACTATTATACAGCCGTAGGCGACCAGTCGCAAATTGCCGGAGAGGCAACGGCCGATCTAACTTGCGCCGTTAAGGAATATTTCGGTTTCAGTGTAGATGTCGCTTTCTTGGTGGCTTATAATAGCGACCCCGTAACGGTGGCCAACCCCGTTATCAAAGCCGAAATCGCTGCCCGTGCAGCAAATCAACCGCTCGGAATGCCGGTTTATGTTACGAACGCGACCGAATTTCCCTCCGGAGGGGCAGGAGCTTAAAGTATTCTTTTGAGTATTAACCGAGGGAGTGGGGAATATCCCTCACTCCCTTATTTTTTTGCTATATGTATAGAGTTAAGGAAATACAAGATGCGTTATTGCATGTTTGCGGCTGGGAACAATCGTACAACCCGGCAAATGCAATAGACGAAAGTTTGACACAAACAGAAAGCGGGCTAACCTTTCAAGGGGCGCACCCGCTTTTGACGTTAGATAATATACGATCTATAATGCCGGACGATTGGGGATATAAATACCCGGATTGGAATAATACAGAAGCGTATAAGGCGGGTATAGTAGTTCATTACGCCAACGATATAGAGGGGAAAAAATTATATTGGAAAGCTGTATCGGACAATACGAATGAGATACCTACCGAAGATTCTCCATTTTGGAAAAAATATAATATATTGTCGGACTATTTAGAGCGGTTAACGCGCAACGGAATAACCACTGTTGTACAAACATTTACGCAAATAAAACAGCTCGACAAGGAAACACGTAATTTATTAGAACGTAAAACGTTTTTTGACGGTGCAGGACGTATTCGAGCTACTTTGCAGAACTCGCACAAATTAGTGGGCTTTGAAATTGTCCCGGTTAGGGCTTTGGGCGTTACGGCCAAAATTGAGCGAATAGGCCTACAAATGACCGGAGCAACGGGAAAAGTCCGTATATATTTGTTCCATTCTTCACAAATAGACCCAATAAAAACGTTTGATTTAGATTTTACGGTAACAAATGGTGGCTTTCAATGGTTTACGCTTACCGATTGTTATTTGCCTTATATTAGCGATATGAATAACGCCGGTGGATCATGGTTTATTTGTTATAATCAAGACGAATTGCCGGCCGGCATGGAAGCAATAAATGTATCTAAGGATTGGAGTAGAGAGCCGTGTGGTACTTGTAATATAGGGTCTATTGAAGTTTGGCGAGAAATGACAAAATATTTACAAGTAACGCCGTTTATGTATAATGCGCCCGAAACATTTACAGAATATCCGGAATTATGGGATATTGCTTTAACCACATATACCAATACCCAAAATTACGGGCTTAATTGTGAAATAACAATCGGGTGTGATTTGACGGATTTTATAATATCACAAAGGCAAATATTCCAAACAGTAATACAGCGGCAAGTTGCGGCAATAGCTTTGCGCACTTTGGCAATGAATCCCGATGTAAGGGTAAATAGGAATCAATCTAATGCAACACGCATGGATATTTTGTACGAATTGGACGGTAATACATCAGGGGTAAGACCTAATGGATTGGGCTATGATTTGAAGAAAGCGTATGAGGCTTTAAAATTGGATACACAAGGATTAGACCGGATTTGTTTAAGTTGTAACAATAAAGGCGTGAAGTATAGAACTGTATGAAACTTATAACCGATTTAAGAAAGCGAGTAATAGATTTTAATAATTTGTTGACGACCGGTAAATTAATACAGCAAATTATTTTGGATAATGAAAGTTATATCGTAGATATGAACGCAGAAATCCAATTATATGAGCAGGGTATTAATAATTTGGGTGTCGATATTGCAGATTATGCGCCTTATTCTCCTTTAACGATTGAAATAAAGCAATCAAAAGGTCAGCCGACAAATAGAGTTACTTTAAGAGATGAGGGCGATTTTGAATCTTCGTTTTTTTTAGAAGTCGGTAATACTCAATTTGAAATAAAAGCGTCCGATTGGAAAACGGAAGAATTAATACAGAAGTATGGCCGTCAAATATTAGGATTAACAGATGAAAATATTTATGTATTGATTTGGCAGTATATCTATCCAGATTTAAATAAAGCAGTAAAAAATAATATATATGGGAAATAATATAAATGCCCCGATTGTTCAAAATCCCGAATTGTTAGATCGGATTATTGGTAATATACAAAGCGGGTTAATTGATAATATAGGGTGGTTAAATAAAGCGTTTGGACGTGCCGAGCGTTTAGTAAAATATAACGCCAACAATAAAAAAATATACACACCAAATGTATATGCCGGCGGGAATGAATATATAGAAGTTAGTCCCGATGCGAACATAGGAAACTTTTCTTTCTTTTGGGTAGAAGATCCGCAAACAATAGATTGGACGCCAAAAATGTATATCGGAATAAAAACATCATTTGCGTTAATATTTTGGTTTGATTATAGAACTATATATAACAACCCAAATGAGAGAAATAAAGAGGCTTTGAAAAAACAGATTTTAGATGTATTAAATGGCGGATTTTGGCTAAAAAGTGGTCGTATAACTCTTAATCGTATTTATGAGTTAGCCGAGAATATATATAAGGAATTTTCGTTAGATGAAATCAATAATCAATTTCTTATGCACCCTTATGGCGGTTTACGCTTTGAGGGTATTTTAGAGATAACAGAAACATGTACAGTTTAAAATATAAGTCCTATGATTGTTCTATTGCTAATATTAAATATCACGATATTAAACGCACTTACGGCGGCTTTTTTACTATCTTTATTTCGTAAAGTTGGTATAATCGAGTATGTACAAGTGCATGGTAATGATTTTTTTTCTAAAATGTTTAATTGCGATTTTTGCTTATCATGGTGGATAAATGTAATATTAGCTATTATCGTAGCTATTATTTTCATGTGTCCTATATACTTGATTGTCCCATTTTGTGCAACAACCTTAACGCGTAAAATGCTATGAAAACGATAAAATTAGCTGGAAAGAAAGTTGAGATATACGATGCAATAGAAGATTTACCAATATTGCGCTTTCATAAATATAATAAAATGCTATTGATAGATGCGGGTATTGGGTCGGATTTGTCGGATTTTGATAAACATATCGAAAAAATAATAGGCTTTCTAAACGGGAAAACGCCGGAAATGGCAGTTACAGAATTAGAAAATATGAGGCAAAATTTATATTTTATGCAATCGCATATTTCGCCTCGCTGTTTAGCCTTTGCTACATTGGTTAAAAGTATAGACGGGAAAGCTTGTAATGACTTATCAGATGAGGGATTGCAAAAGATAATACAAGAGTTATCCGATATATCAAATAAAGAAATGACCGCTCAATTAGAAGCGGTCAAAAAAAAAATAGATGAGGAACTACGATTATATTTCCCAAAGCTCTTTGAAGATGCTACCTTAAAAGAGTATTACGACCGATTAAAGCGGAGAACGATAATAATATTACAAACCATAATAAACGGAGAAGCAAGTGAAAAAGACGAAAAGGAGATTGACGATATTACGGCATCATTGATCACATACTTTAATCCGCAAAATTTTATGGGTTCTGACAGTGTAGAGATAAAGCACGATAAGCAATTTGAAAATATGTGTTTGTTGTTATCGCAAAATTTACACGTGAATCCGAAAGATTTTAATGTTTTAGAGTATTATAACGCATTTGAATATATTAAAGAGACGGCGCGGAAAATAAAAACGCAGAAAAAGGCGTAATAAGCCGATTTGCGACACTTTTATACCTATTGTTGTGTTCTGTGTGTCAAAGGCGGCAAAAATAGAATATAAGGCGTAAAACAAACAAATAAATGAATTAAAGTTATGGTAAATAATAATCCTATAAAATATAGCGATTTGATAAGTCCGGATAATTCTATTACGGATTTGATAAAGCAATTAGATACTCTTTCCGATTCTTACACTAATGCTTTGCAAAATATAAAAAATGAAGCGATACAATTAGCATCTATTTTGCAAAAGGTATCAGGCGCAACAGAAGAAGGGCGCAAAACAACAAAGAAAGCGGCCGATGATGCGGATAGATTAGCCCGGGCGCAAAAAGAATTAGCCTTTGCGGAAAGTGAAAACGCAAAAAGAATATCAGAATTAAATATAGCAAAACAAGAAGCCAACCAAATAAATAAGTTGCTGGTAAAGATAAATCAATCAGCAGAGGGTAGTTATAACAGACTTTCGGCGCAATATTCGTTGAATAAGATTTATATTAACAATATGACGAAAGCCGAAAGGGAAGCAGCAGAAGCGCAAGAGGGATTAATAAGTAAGACGAAAGAATTATATCAAGAAATGAACCGATTGCAACAAGAAACCGGGAAAAGCCAGTTAAATGTTGGTAATTATTCCGAAGTTTCCGACGCTATAATCAATTATGGAGATAGATTAAAAGAAAGTTTAGGTTTAAATAATGCGTTTGGGGAAAGCCTTTTATCATTAGGGAAAGGGGGCGAGCAAAGTAAGGCCATATTTCAAGCAATGGCAGACGGCGCAAAGGCATTAGGGAAAACTCTACTTTCTTTAATGTCTAATCCGGTGTTTTTAGCGATCGCCGGTATTGCTGCCGCTGGTACAGCGTTTAAATTTTGGTACGATTATAATTCCGGTCTTGTTGAGGCAACACGATTAACGCAACAATTTACGCAAAAGCAAGGAGATGATTTAAAAGCGTATAGAAACCAAGTGCAAGCAATATCGGAAACTTTTAATGTTGATTTTAAAGAAACATTAATTGCCGCAAATGCTGTCGCGCAACAATTCGGTATATCTGCCGATAATGCTTTAAAGTTAATACAAGACGGTTTTATTGCTGGGGGAGATGCAAACGGCGAATTTTTAGATTCGTTGAAAGAATACCCGGCATATTTCAAAGAGGCCGGAATATCAGCCGATCAATTTATTGCGATAGTCGCCCAAACAAACAAAATGGGTATTTTCTCCGACAAAGGTGTAGACGCGATAAAAGAAGCCAATATACGATTGCGAGAAATGACAACAGCAACGGCCGAAGCATTAGAGGGAATTGGCATATCGTCCGATAAAGTTCAAGAAGAATTACAAACGGGCGCAAAAACAACATTTGACATAATGCAAGAAGTATCAATGCGGTTAAATGAGTTGCCGTCTTCGGCATCGGCTGTTGGTACAGCTATTGCGGATATATTCGGTGGCCCGGGAGAAGATGCAGGATTGCAATATTTACGAACACTTAAAGATATAGAGTTAAATTTAGATGAAGTAAAAAAGTCAACCGGTGAACTGGGTACACTTCAAGAAGAATTGCTACAAAGTCAAGTACAATTAGATAATACTATTGCAGCTATTTTTGACCAAACGGGCGGCGGATTTGAAACACTAACAACAAAAATAAAAGTGTTTGTAAATGACACGTTAACAAGTCTTTTAAATAAAATAATTGGTATATATAACGCTGTTGTAGAATGGTATAATAGCAGTGTTGAGGTTAGAACGGTCGTAATGTCTCTTATCGGAGCATTTCAGACTATATATAATATGCAAATGAATATTGCAAAATTGGCGTTTCAGACATTAAGAGATATGGGAGACGCTTTAATTTCTTTGTTCACTTTGGATTTTAGCGGGTTAAATGATGCTCTTAATAGATTTGGTAATAATGTTGTGGATTTCATTACAGACACAGCCCAAGAAACCGCCGAAATATTCCAAGAACGCTATAACGATATTGATAAAAAATTAAAGCCTATAACTATCCCGGTGATTGTGGGAGATGCCGATGTATCTACAACGAATAATAATAAAAATACAAACGGTAGTAATGCGAATGGAGGCAATACAGATGCAAGCGATACGGACGTTGAAAATATATACAAGCGCACATTATCGATACGTCGTAAAATGGAAGATGAGCAATTAGCATTGGAAAAAGACGAGTGGGAGAAACGCAAAAAACAAACACAAAATAGATATACAAGACAGATAGAAGATTTAAAGCATCAATTAGCTACTGAAAAGAATTTAACAGTAGCTGACAAAGAAGCCATAAATAATACTATTAAAGCCCTTGAAAAACAACAAACAAATGCACTTTTAAAAATAGAGGAAGAAAGACAGCAAAAAATGTTAGAGGCGCAAAAAAGAGGTCTTGAATTAAGATTGGCAGCTGTTAAAGTAGGTAGTGAAGAAGAAAAAAAGCTACAATTACAATTAATACAAGTAAATAAAGCTATTGCTTTAAGGCAAAATGCAGCTTTACCGGAAAGTGAACGGCAAGATGTGGGGGTAATATCGGCAGGATTCGATAAACAATCAGCCGATACAACAACTAATTTCGATCAAAATAGGCTAAATTTTTTATTGCAGCAACAACAACAAGCAGAAGCCGAAATAGATTTGCTCGATACAACTGAAAAAAGGAAAACAGTACTTAAATTAAAAGCGGAAAAAGAACGATTAGAAAAAACATTAGCTTTACAAAAACAATATAGTAATTCATTCACAGCTGAACAAATAAAAGAAACAGAAACACAAATACGGGCAGTAGATCAAAAAATAAAAGAGGCCGAGCAGCCAAACGATATATACGATTTATTCGGTTTAAATCTCAATGATGATCAAAAAGAAGCAATAAATGAATCTATTGATTTTGCAATGGAGCAATTAACCACTTTTGCAGAAAAACGGGTAGAAATAGCAAATCAAAATCTTGAAAGAGCAGATGAAGAAGTTGAAAATGCCCAACGAGTATTAAACGCCGAAATTACTGCACGAGATAAAGGTTACGCTAATAATGTTCAGAATGCACAAAAAGAATTAGAATTAGCCAAAAGAAACCAACAAAAAGCGTTACAAGAACAACAAAAGGCATTAAAACAACAGCAAGCAATACAAACAGTACAAGAAATGGGTAATCTTGTAGCATCTACCGCGTTAATTTGGTCGCAACTGGGGTTTCCCGCAGCTATACCCGCTATTGCTATAATGTGGGCATCATTTGCCGCTTCAAAAATAAAAGCCGCACAATTAGCAAAACAGCAAGAAACATACGGTGAGGGAACGGTAGAATTATTGTCGGGCGGTTCTCATCAATCAGGTAATGATATAGATTTAGGGACAAAGCCGGACGGAACACGTCGGCGGGCTGAGGGTGGCGAATTTTTCGCCGTTATAAACAAACGAAATTCTCGCCGATTTAGGCGTTATATTCCCGATGTGATTAAGTCTTTTAATAATGGTACTTTTGCGCATAAATATTTAAACTCTTATAATATGGACGGTGTAAATGTTCAAATAGATAATACACCCAATTTAGACGAAATGGGTAAAGATATAAGAGCCATACGAAAGCAAAATGAATCAAAGAGATATATAGACGGAAACGGTAATACAGTTATAATAAACGGAAATCATAAACGCATAATAAAAAGAAGATGACACCAATATATAAATTTTATATACAAACAGAGGATAACGGAGAAAAAACTCAAGTATATCCGTCCTATAAAGATGATTTATCGGTTGATTATGAAAAAGAATCGGGAGAACAATTTTTCCGGGTTTCTTTATCCGGTACTATGTTTTTTTTTAGAGATGATTACGACTTAATTATGTCCGCTCCTTTTGATACAATTTATAAGTTGTATATTGAAAAGTCTAATGATTGGGGTATGACTTACGAAGAATACCACAAATATAAGTTTATGCGAACGGATTGCACTATAAGTGAAGATGATAAAACAATAGAGGTAAAAATGTCGTCTTATGATGATTACGACGATATAATAAATGAAATGGACGCAGAATACAATCTTATAGAGTTGTTGCCGGATATGGATAGTATCTCAATCGCTAAACGTCCTATATTGCAGATATACAAAGAGTATGACGAAATAATTAATAATTTTATAGGCGGCGGGGCTTCTTTTGAAAGCGAAGCAAATGTTACTGGCGATCCACACGGGTTATATACACTTTATCATTTTTACCCTCAAATAGCGATTGCCCAAGTAACTTTAACGATTGCGCCCGGTGCAAATTATAACGTTACGGGCGTTTATGCAGGTAGTTTGTCTTCCCGAATATCATCTGACGGAGGATATATAAGAATTATTTTTGAGGGAACATTATATGCGAATGATAATCCCGATTATAAGTTGATAGTTTCGTATTATTTTACACTTGATACAGGCGTACAATATTTGGCAATAGAGGCACAAACATTAAGCGGTACGGCTGTTGGGAGTGTCGTTGTACCGCCACAAGTGGCCGAATTACGAGATTATACCGGTACAATGGGAGAGGGTAATTATTATTTTACAAGTTTTATACGTGGTATATGGGCGCGTTATTTGTTAGATGTGGAAAATTATCGGGGAGGTACAACCTATCCGATTGAGCAAATAGATGTATCTACCGATACGCGAAATTATACACGTGTTTTCCCATATAATATAAAAGTTATTTCTATTTCTACAATGTTTTCAGATAACCCAACGCAATATGGTAAAACCAGTTTGGGGAAATATTACATGAAACCTTATTTGCCCGGGAATACGGCATTTTATCCAGTTTCACAAAGCACATGGAACGCTTATTGGTCTATTTGGTTCTCGTACTTCCTTGCCGATAATGAGTTAGAAAAAGACGGGCGCAAGTATTATACTTTGCGGGACGCTTACTCTTTTGCATCATGTATAAACGTGTTGTTAAAAGAAATTTCCCCAAATATAACGCATAAAGCGAGTAAAGAATATAGCCAATTCTTATATGGCGATAAGAATCCTATAAGTGGAGATAAGTTTTATTTATATCTCACTCAAAAAACAAATATAACCGCCGGAGAATACACGCAACCTGCAACAAAGGCAACAGTAACATTACGGACTTTGACAGACTTTTTAAAGAATGTATTTCAATGTTATTGGTATATTGAGGACAATAAATTTAAGATAGAATATATTTCATTCTTCGAGAATGGCGGTTCTTATGATGCACCCGAAGATATACCGGCAATAAATCTGAACAAACGAGTAGTAACAAGAAATAATCTAACATGGGATTATCAAAAGAACAAATATTCTTTCAGTAAAGAAGATATGCCGCAAAAATACCAATTTGCATGGGCAGATGAGGTGAGCGAATCATTTACGGGGCTACCAATTGAAATTGTAAGTAATTATGTTGAGAAAGGGAAAATAGAAGAAAAAAATATATCAAACATAACTACCGATGTCGATTATATGTTGTTGAAATCCTCGGGCATTAGCGAAGACGGTTTTTGCGCAATGGCGGCAATCGGTGCAAATGCTTTGTTAGAAGATGATAGCGAACAATATCCGGGTTTTGGCGGTACTTCGGCGAGTGCTTCCGGGAATTGGGTAAGTTCTTCCCCGGGTTATGGTATAGATACGCGGTATTATGGTCGAAGTGCTACATTGCAATTTACCTCTACGGGCACAAATGGGACAGGATATATATCGGGCGTAACAAATAACGATACAATTGTAAATATAACCGGTTTTCAAATGAACGGCGGGGCACAAAGAATAAAAATAACAATACCCGCCAATATAAAAGAGTTAGTATTCCGTATTCAAAATGGTAATATGAAAGCGTATGTAACCGGGTTATTTGTAGACGGTGCGTATGAATTGCCCTTTGTGGAATTATCGGCAAATAATGCAAGATATTTTTTACAAAATGGATATTTAGCCTTTGTTGATTTACAACCTAAATACTGGGTGTATAATATGCCGGCAAAAAGGCTTAGAATAAACAATGAATTAACAGAGGCGAAAATGGTTGCAAAAAATAAAAATCAAGAAATAACCTTTCCGGCCGGGGAAGATGATCCAAATATTTACGGATTTATAAAAACAGGGTTGGGGTTGGGTGTAATAAAAAAAATATCTATATCTTTAACAAGCCGAATGGCGGAAACGACTTTAAAATATGATACCGAATAATAATTTAAGTCCTATTGCCTTTTATAGAAATATAAATGAGCAAATGAATAAGCGTAGCTATGCTTATGGAAATGCCTACCCTATATTTGTATCTGCAAACAGTTTATTGCCGTTTCAGATAATAAGATCTCACACAGATTCAACAGACTTTACTGTGAATGTGTATAACTATTTTACTGGTCGGTTAGTAAAAACAATATTTTTAAACATAGAGGTTTATCCGTTCCCGGATTATGGCTATGATGTTCTTTTATATAACGGGGGAAATATAAATTTATATATACCCGAATCTCAATGTTATTTAACCTTTTCTGACAAAGTAAATGTATGGTATTCGGATATAATTGTTCCAATCAAAGACTTATCGCCTTATTTGTGTCTGCAATGGTATGATACGAGTGATTTTATATTTCCCGCTGGGGCAATAGTATATAAATCCGATTATAAAAATACTATGTATTTTATAACCGAGTTAGGGAAGCCCGAATATACATTTGAAGATGAGGGAGAGGAAAGGGACGGTTTTTTCTTCCCTGAAAAACTGTTAAGCTATAAAACATACAAGTTTAATATTTTGGCAGATGAGGCAACGTGCGACGTGTTGAGAATTGCCCAGTTAAGCGATATAGTTATGATAAAAGATAAATACGGCAATACTTATCGCGCCGATACTTTTCAAATAAACCCAAAATGGGAAGATCAAGGAGACTTAGCAAGTGTAGAAGCGAGTTTCACAACTTCAACCGTAATGAAGAAATGCGGGTATTTGGGCGTATCAAAACACGATTATAATAACGACTTTAACGAGGACTTTTACTAATAAAAATTTAACCTTATGGCAAATTATTCTAATATCCGAAATAAGATAATATCGGATATAAAACCAAACAACAACCAAGAAATAACCGGTCAAATAATGCAAGATACCTTGCTACAAATGGTATCATTGTTACAAGACGGTGGGTATTTATTTAAGGGCGGTGCAACAACAACAACTAATCCAATAGTTGGCGATTCAAATGTTTTTTATTTAGCCAGTGTTAAAGGCACTTATGCAAATTTCGGCGGTCTACAAGTTAATGATAATGAGTTGGCCGCATTGGTGTATAATGGAAGTTGGTCTAAAATATCAATTGACAATCAAATTGCCCACCTTAAAGATATTTGGAACGTCGAATATTTACCGGTATTCTTTTTGCGCGTTGAGTTTAGCAATGATACAATTGCTAAGATAAGTATAGATGATGTCATAACAACCGATTTCGAGGCAATTATAGACGATTTTATAAATAAAACGGCGTTTATTTTTGCCTATAACTCTGTTAATGGATCATCGGAAGTAAACGAATTTTTATCGCCCGTTTCTGTAAGGAAAACAGAGGCCGGCGATAGTGTAGAGTTTATATTTGACGGTATAAACAGAAATAGATATAGGGTTGTCGTCAATTATAAAGACTTATCGATTCAAAACCAAGCAAGGCAATTAATATTTTTGCCTAATGTTTCAACGCTTCAAGACGGCTTAATGAGTAAAGAGGATAAAACAAAATTGGACGGCATCGAAGTAGGGGCAAATAAATATACACTTCCCGTAGCATCAGATTCTACTTTGGGCGGCATCAAAAGCGGCGGAGGTTTTATCACGGTAGACACGGACGGAATAGTAAAAGTCAATCGATCGCAAACGGCAGATAATTCCGAAAATGACGAAAATGGCGATAATATTGTATATACTTACGCCAAGAAAGCGGATTTGCCCGGGATTGCGACCTCAACAGTGGCAGGAATTGTGAAGTCGGGCGGCAATATTACCGTAGCATCGGACGGCACGGTTACGGTGAACAAATCACTTGCAGCGGATGTCGCAGAAGAGGCATCACATGCCTCCAATGCAGATGTTGCGACGTTGGCATCTACGGCCTCTATTGCGGATAAAGCAAAAACAGTGGACGCGGCTACCTCGTCAAAAATTGGCGGCATTAAATCTGCGGGAGACATTTCGGTAGATTCTTCGGGAAGTGTAACAGTAAACAATTCAGCGTTTGCCATGCAAGCAAATTTGGCAAACTCGGCATTAAGAGACGGCGCGGGTGCTCAGATAAATACCACTTACTTGAAGGCGGCGGCAGTAACGGACAATAAGGATTACAAGGAGATTTAAAACGAACCAATAAAATAATGATATTATGGCAAAGATTAAGAAGTTAAAGGAAAACGGGAGTACGATTTATCCGGCAACGATACCGGAGGGGGTTGTTGATACAAACGGTTTTACGCTGGCTGAACTCTTGGACGAGTTGCTGGAAGTGCTGGCCGGGGGAAGCAGGGGTAACATGGAGCTTGCTTTCAGCGACCTGCGGGCGGCTATCGGCAGTGAGGACGGATACGACTTGTCGCGGTTCGTGGCGAAGGTGAACGTTTTCCTCGAAGATGCGGACGCTTCGGACGCGACGATCAACCGCTGGAAGGAGATTGAATCGTTCCTTACGGGTATCACCGACACGGAGACGCTTACCGGGTTGCTGGCCGAGAACCTGCAATCGGCGAAAAGTTATGCGGACACGAAGGTGTCGAGCGGTACGGCAAACATGGTAACGATGTCGTCGAATGCCGGGGCTGCGGACCGGGTGCTGACTTCGGCCGGGACGAATAGGGCGGCTAAGGATTCGGGGGTGGCTATCGGAGACTTGGCGAAAAAAGATTTGAACAATGTTGATTCGTCTGCCTTAGAAAATAAACTTAGAGGTATAGGTTTCCAAAAAACCTATTCTTTGGTTGCAGATTATAATGATAGTCCGAATGTCTCTTTGGCTCCTAATTCTTCTGCGGATGTTCGGTCTGCTTTACAAGCTATGTCCGATGGCGAAGGAACTGTCATTCTTGTTCCCCGGGCCTCAGAAGGTAGTGGAGCACTTGTACTTTCTTCATTTGCTTTCACCAATACGAAATTTTACGTTTGGTTTATGGGAACGGACGACAACCTGTATTACTTTGACGTAGAAACGTCAGGTAGTTCTCCTGAGGTCAGCAACGTAAAATGTTATAATTTTGATGCTTTCTTAAAGAGTATTCCCGTCGCTACCTCTGCCATATTAGGCGGTGTACGGGTAGGAAGCGGTTTAACCGCCAACGAAGCAGGAGTACTTTCTGTTACATCATCTCCCAAAGCTACAAATGATTCCGACGGAAATCCGATAAACACCACCTATCTGAAATCGGCGGCAGTAACGGACGTAACGGATTATAAGGAGATAACGATTTGAGAAACTCGGCGGGCGGGGTTTCCGTCTGCCTTCAATACTTGAAACATGGCAAGGATAAAGAAACTGAAAGAGAACGGGGCAACGATTTATCCGGCAACGATATTAGATGCTGTCGTAGATTCCAAAACAAGCACTCCCATAACAAAAACACGGCTCCGATACTCGCGGGCCTCGGCACATGGGCGTTATTATAAATTCCTGACTTTGAAGCGAGGTCCTGAAAAAGGAATCATACGATTCGGCATCGAATCGCCTCTCATGGGGTATGCCGATTATATGGTGAACTGGATCTACGACACGAACACGGAAAAAGGTATGAACCTCTATTGCCTGTTTTCCACCAATGCGCAAATGTACAACCGTGTGAAGCTGGTACGGACGGGAAACGACACATTCGATGTCTATTTCGAGAGCAATGCGGGAAACGATTACCCGGCGTTTGTGTTCATGGGACAGGGCGGTACGCCCGACAGCAGCTCCATAACGAACTATATCGTTTCGATTGTATCGGCCATTCCGGAAAATATTTATAAGGAAAGTGCCGGGACACCCGCTTACTTCCATAATGATGTTTACGTTCAAAGGGACTATGCAAAAGGAGACCCGATCCTGAAATTTATTTCTCCGGGGCATATAGAGAAGTGGATTCGCTTAAATAGGACAAACAATCATCTTGAAATAACGGGTAATAATGGATCTTTGACAGAACTATACGCATCTTCTTTTGTAGGGGATTTGAAAGGTACGGCGGATAAGGCTGCCAGCCTCTCTTTTTCCAACAGCGACGATGCTATCAATATCGACAACTATCCACAGGCGGATTATGGTGTAATTCCCATTTGGCTGAATACAGCCGAAGCCGACGGTTATCCTCCCGGTAGAGAGGGGTTGGTCTTTCAAGCAAAATATAGATCTGAACAGGGCAGCTCGGGTACAGAATATGTCGATTGCCTTACCCAGTTCTATGTAGGAAATGAAGGTGTGAGACATCGTACAATAGTCGACTACGACGAAGCTACAAAATTTGAAAATACGCCATGGAGTAAAATCAATGACGATTGTTATTTCAATCTTGGGACTGCAACCGTAGCATCAAGCACTTCTTCGTCGGCCGGTGTAACGTTCACGGGTAGCAGCGCGTTTTCTTCCATACGCACCTTGCTTGACGGCTTGTCGCTTGCAACAATGTCGAACGCTATGCCGAATATCTTTTTGGGATTTTCGCTGGATACCGGCAACGGCATAACGCATTACATTCGGACAAATGTATCATCAATAAGCCGCCTTTCGAACGGGAACTATGTTCTTTTTGCGATGTACCAAAACTCGTTATTCGGCGATGAAAACTATGTAAATGTGTTGCGAATAAGTATCACGCCTTCATCGTATTCTTGTCAAACATTAAAATCATTGTAATCATGTACGGCTCACAGCCTGAGGGGAGGTAATCTCGGATAAAAAAACAGGAAATGGTTATGGGTAATTTTACGGAACAAATATTGGTGGACACGGCGCGGGTGATGTCGCAGGAACGGAGCGTGATAAACGGGGCAACGGCGATGTTCGTTTCTCCGGTGGTTGACTTTTACCAGAGCATGAGTCCGTTCCTGTTGCTGGCTTTGGTGTTGATTGTTGCAGATACCCGTTTCGGTGTGGCTGCTGCGCGGAAACGGGGGGAGCGCATACGCCCCTCTCGGAAATGGAGGCGGGCTGTGAACAAGCTGGTGGATTACATCTGCTGGGTAACGCTGGCGGGTATCATTGGGAGGACGTTCGGTGAGGTGCTGGGCATTCCGTTGCTCTCGGCCTTGACGTTGCTGTTGGTGTACGGTATCGAAATTTCGAGCTGCTTCAACAATTATTTCGAGTACCGGGGCATAAAAAAGCGGGTGAATGTATTTAAGTTGTTCGGTCGTCGTGAGGTGGAGGGGGTTCTCGAAGATTTGCCGGATAAAAACAAGAAGGAGGAAGAAAAATGAAAAGCCCTTTCTTCTCCGTCAAAGAACTGGTGTGCAAGCACGTCTACGAACGATACGGCGAGAATGCCGCCATGTTCCTCGACGACAAACTCATCGAGACCCTGAACGTGATACGGGAGCAAATCTTATGCGCTCCCATGACCGTCAACAACTGGCATGCAGGAGGCAACTTCACACAACGAGGTTTGCGGTGCAACATCTGCGAACTGGTGAAAAGCAAGACCGATGCAGGAAGGCTGTACCTGTCGGCCCACATGTTGGGAAAAGCCGTCGATTGCAACGTCGAGGGCATGACGGCCGAAGAAGCCCGCCGGCTCATCATCGATAAACAAGAACTCTTACCGTACCCCATTCGATTGGAGGACGGCGTGTCGTGGCTGCACATCGACGTGTACGACAACGGGAAAGGGGAAAAGGTATATCTTTTTAAAGCGTAAATATGAAAGATGACAGGATTCCGGCGATGATAGCTGTAACGATATTTGTCTTTATCGCCATCGTCATGCTGCTTTTCTCGTCGTGCCGGACGTCTCGGCAGGTGGTAGTGGTCGAGGCACGGGACAGCGTGCGGGTAGAGGAACGGATAAGGGAGATAAAAGTAACGGACACCCTTTTTGTGGAAGTCCCGGGGCAAAAGGAATCGACGACAGTACGGGATTCCGTCTCCCACCTCGAAAACGATTATGCGGTAAGCGATGCCCGCATCACGGCCGACGGCTCACTGTACCACTCCCTCGAAACAAAAGCGCATACCGACACCCTTACAGGGGAAGTATCGGTGCAAGTCCGAGACACGACTATTTATCGAGAGAAGGTCATACCGAAGGTCGTTACCGTCGAAAAAGAACTATCCCGTTTGCAAAAAACACGAATGTACATCGGAGACGTATTTATAGCCCTTATCGTCTGCGCAGCCATTGTTTTTATTATGAAGCGAGTAATATAAACGATATGAGACAAACGTTATTTTCAAATATTGTAAACGAGGGTGCGAAAGAGACCGAGATACCGGCAGATAGGGATAGTTATCGCCAAAATACAGAGATACTTTTACAAGATGTTAAGCAATATAAGACGCGTGATAGTCTTAACGCCGTTAAAGTGGGTGTATTAGAGCTTAAATTATCGGAGTTAAAAAAGTATCGGGCAAATGATATGGCGTTAATAAAGACATTGCAAACGAAGAATCGAGATTTGCAAGCGATAACAACTTCACAAATGCAAACAATAGTAGATCTGCAAACAAATATACGCGATAGTATTATTTTTTTGCCGGGCGATACAATTGTTTTGCGGTGTATCGATGTTGTAAATAACTGGTTTGAATTACACGGTTGTGCCACTTCTGACGGGCAATTTATAGGCGAATGTGTAAGTAGAGATAGTTTGCTAATAACAGAAACGGTAAAATATAAAAGGTTTTTAGGCTTCTTATGGAAAACAAAGAAGATAAAAAACAAAGAAATAGACGTTGTTAGTAAAAATCCACATACTCAAATACTTGGTATAGAATATATACAAATAAAAAAGTAGGTAAAAAGATTGTTATTAAAGGCCGATGTATTTTTTTTACTTCGGCCTTATTTTTCTTTTTGGGGGGGGGGTTGATGCAAAAAAATAGTTAAAAGTTTTGGCAATTAAAATAAAGTACTTATATTTGCAGTATCAAAGATGATCGACCGGGCGATTTCCCGGGAATAAAAAGAAAAGAGTTATGAGTGTCGAAAAACGTAGTACATTAAAAGAGGTAATGATTTTAGCTTGGCAATTTGTTAGACAAAATGGTTATGACTTATCAAAAGCATTAAAATGCGCATGGGCAAATATAAAGTTGCATCGATCACTAAAAACAAGAATCGTGAAATTTTACTTTCAAAAAGTAGACGGTACTATTAGAGAAGCATTCGGAACATTGAGAGATGATTTATTACCGGAAACAAAAAACGATAACAGAAAGAAAAATAATACTATACAGGTGTATTTTGATACAGAAAAGAGTGAGTACAGATGTTTTAAAAAAGCTAACCTAATAAATATTGTATAATGGATTATTTAAGAGATTTATTACAAGAAGATAGGGTAAAGTATGCAATAGATGTTTTATCTAAATTAGGTTTTATAGTAGAAAGGATAAATAATTCAACGTTAAAGTTTGAATATAAGGGTAGTATTGTTCTTTTATATCCATATACGGGGTGGTTTACTGGTAAAACGATAAATGACGGTAGGGGCATTAAGAATTTAATAAAACAACTAACAAAAGAAGCGTTATGAATGAAATAAAGAAATTGCAAGAAAAATATAATATGTATCTTTCAAAGAGAAATTATACTAAGGCCGTTGAGGTAATGAAGAAGATAAATTCTTTATCTCAAATTTACGAAGAACGGCGGGAAGTCTCCGTAAAAAGCTTATTTGATTCTTTATCGGAGGAAGATGTAAATAAAGCAACAGAATTATGTACATTTTTAACTATATATGCAGATCTTTTACAAAGTGCGGCAACAGATTTGCAATCTATTTTAACCCGTGCCGATGATAGCGCAGAACTGGCACTATTATATGATGTAAAAAAAGTTATTAAAACAACAAATAATATTGTGCAAATAATTGATTCATTTAATGATGATGAATTTTCCGAATCATTTGGTGATATGTGCGATTTAATAGCAATTAATGTTAAGAACATTTTTTATTCTGCACAAATGAAATATAAAAGAAATGACAATAGAGGACTTAAAAAATAGGCAAAAATGGACGCTTTCGCAAAAAATAGATCATTCTGTTGGAACAATAGAATCATTTATCGCAAAAACGGGTAAAATTCCCTATGTGTCTTTTTCTGGTGGCAAAGATTCAACAGTTTTACTTGATATAGTGCGGCGATTTGTCAATAGAGATATAAAGGGTGTTTTTTGCAATACTGGCAACGAGTACCCCGAAATAGTACGCTTTGTCAGAAGCACCGAGAACGTAACGATAATACGGCCGGAAATTACGGTAAGGGAAGTTATCGGCAAATATGGTTTTCCGCTCATATCGAAAGAACAATCACACAGTATACGCCAAGCCAAAACAACCAAGAGCGAAAAGTTACTTTATATTCGCTTACATGGAACGGATAAAAGTAAAGGGTTACTTAGCGGTAAGATTGCCGATCGTTGGCAGTTTCTAATAAAACAGCCTTTTATGATTTCAGAACAATGTTGCGAATATTTAAAAAAACGGCCTTTTACAAAGTATAATAAACAGACCGGCGAAGTGCCGATTTTAGGTGTTATGGCTGGCGAAAGCAATTTAAGAGAACGAGAGTATATACGGCGAGGCGGTTGCAATTCATTTCAAAATAATCATATAGAAAGTTATCCAATAAGCATTTGGACAGAAGCGGATATATGGGATTACTTGCGTAAATTTAAAGTCCCGTATTGCGAACTATACGATAATGGACATCGTAGAACCGGTTGTATGTTTTGTGGATTTGGCGCGCATATAGAAAACGTTTCAAGATTTGAGATGCTTTTAAAGTTACACCCAAAGGCGTATGAATGTTTTATGAATTATAAAAATGGCGATGTTACATATAGAGAGGCGTTAAGACTTGTATTAAGTAAAGTGGGGAAATATTTGCCTGACGAACGTCCTAAAACGCTATTTGATAAATAAAAAAATATCCGTCGGGAAAAGAGGTAAACCGACGGATATAAAACCATATATATAGGCATCAATATGGTATTTAGATATGCAAATATAAGAATAAATATATTAAAAATATATCCTCCATAATAAAAAACAAAAAAACAAAGAAAAATATTTTGGCAATAAAAAAATAATATATATATTTGCAACGTTAAGCCTGCGTACAGGGATAGTACGAATATTATGAAATTGAAAAAAAACGAACAATTACAGTATTTAGCCCAAAGGGCAAATAAAGAAATGGCTATTGTTGAAAAACAAATAGTATGTGCAGTAATACAGTCGAGAATAGTAGAGGATTGCCCGGATAATTACGGCCAAAGTATTTATGACTGTTTTATTAGGGTTGTCTTTACTTCGGAAATAAGAAATATACTTAAAAATGTTGGAATTATAGAAGTAAATGAAGATGATATAGATGCCTTTTTTGATTTGGTTCTCTTTGGACATGGCGATTGCCCCATGTGTGGCGGAGAAATGGAAATAACCGACGGAGATTATAAAAATATAGGCGGAGACGGTTATTTGTCGCCCTTTGAATATGCTACTTTATGGGAAGAAAAAACGTGTAAAAATTGTGGTTTTATTAAATAATTATAATTATGAAGTTAAAAGTAAACGAAGCTATTGCCCTTTCGGCAGCTAATGGAAAAAAAGTCTTTAAAAAGGATATTGCCGCCCGATTATTTCCGGGTGTGAGTACAGCCGCCCAACAGGTAAACATGACAAGTTTATGTAATGGGAAAACAAAACGAATTTTGCCCGAATGGGTAATAGTTATTTGCGAAATGTGTGATTGTACACCTAATTATCTTTTTGGTTATGATGACAAATGAAACGTTTGCAAAAACGATAATTCTTGTATTTGGCTTGTTGGGAATTGTTTGTTTAATCAGTTCTTTTTGGAACATTTCACAGTTATTTTTTGCATTTATATGCGGTATAATGGTCGCATTGGGTGTAAAAGATTTAAAAGACAAATAGTATGGAGAAGATAGCCGATAAATTACCCGTTGAAATATTGCCTAATATAACGTCAGAGGAAATAACGGCAATGTTTATTTCCAACAAGTTAGTTAAACAGCCATATAGTATTTGGCAGTTAAATAGTTGTGGTCATAGATATTATTATAAATATAATGATCTTGGTATTCCGGAATTTTATCCGTCAGTTACGACAATATTATCACAAACGTTGCCAAAATCTAATTTTTTAATTAATTGGATCGCATCTAAGGGCATAGAAGAAGCGGAAAGATATAAAAACGAACGCGCCTCTTATGGGTCATTTATGCACAGAGCATTTGAAGAACTGTTAATAAACAGCTCTTATAACTTAGATGATTTAAAGGATAAGTTAAAAGCATATATAGAGGCGAATAGATTGCCCGATGATTTTATTTATTATGCCGATGAGTTAAAGAAAGATGTTTTATCTTTTGCGCAATTCGTATTAGATTATGATGTTCGACCTTTGGCAATAGAAATAGCATTGGTTCACCCACTCTATAAATATGCCGGTATGATTGATTGCCCTTGTACAATGTTATCGAATATTGGTAAAAAAGAGCGTATAACCGCAATTATAGACTTTAAAAGCGGCAAAAAGGGCTTTTATGAAGATGCGGAGATACAATTACACATGTATAAAGAACTTTGGAATTACAATTACCCTAACATGCAGATTGATAGGGTCTTTAATTTTAGTCCCAAAGATTGGAAAAAATCCCCCTCTTACAACCTCAAAGATCAAACAGAAAGCCCAAACGCAAAAAAAATATCTGCCTTGCTTGAATTAGCGACAATAGAGGACAGCAAGAAAGATAATGTTTTTACACATGTTTCCGGTGTTATAACCTTAGACGCATCTACGGACTTAACAAAAAATATAACGTCGTTAACGTTAGCAGAGCTTTTAAAGAAAGCTCCCAAAGAGCAAAAAGAGGAAACAGAATCGCAGAAAAAAACAGCGATAAAGCGGGGGCGACCAAAAAAGAGCGTAGAGGCATCAAAGAAGCCCAACAAGGCCACAAAAAAGAAAAAAGCGACAGTTATGCACAAGCGGACAAATCTCCCTAAAACGTCCAAAAAAACGGCAAAAAAGGGCAGCAAAGAAAATTTGCTAAATGAATGTCCGGAAATTTAAAAAAACGATGTTTGTAAGAAGTAGTAATTATGTAACCATTTTGTCGCCCATGATAACCGTTTTAAAGTTGAAAGGCAATGAATTACTTATTTTTGCCCTTATACACGGTTTTAGCCAAGACGGGCAAAGCACATTTAAGGGGTCTTTGCAATATTTGATAGAATGGACGGGTTTAGACAAAACAACAATCATACGATTGTTAAAGCAACTTGTAGAAAAACGGGTTATAAAAAAAATAGAGTATGAAGAAAATAAAATAAAGCGTTGTGAATATGTCTCTAATTATTGGGAGATATTAGAAGATAGTACCCGGTTGCAAAATGCAACCACCCCCCGGTTGCAAAATGCAACCACCCCCC